GCATACGATGTCGGGTATGCTGCTGGTAAAAATAACAGTTGACATCTGATCAACTTATGATATAAATAGAAGTAGGAGCCAGTGAGGCTCCTACAAAATAGCAAAAGGAGTTTTTGCATGCGAGACGCACTCGTTTTTATCGGTAGGTTCCAACCGTTTCACAATGGACACAAAGCAGTTATCGAAGCTGCGCTTGAGCAAGCCAAGGAAGTCGTCGTAGTCGTCGGTTCCAGTTTCGCTGCTCGCAATATTCGAAATCCCTTTACATTCCAAGAACGAAAAGCAATGATCGAAGCGGTGTTTCCAACCGATCGTGTCAAAGTTGTTCCTGTCTCTGATTATCCGTATGATGATAACAAGTGGGTCAATGCAATCCAGAAGATTGTTGACGAAACTGTTCCTTATGCAAAAGATGTAGGGTTAATCGGTCACTCCAAAGATAACACTTCATACTACTTGAATATCTTTCCACGTTGGAAGGATCATGTTGAAGTTGCAGATGTTGATGGTATCAATGCTACTGACATCCGTAACTGCTTGTTCGGTAACTGCGACTTTGCTGCACTGGACAATATGCCTGACGCTGCACGGGATGCAATGAATAAAGTCATCATCGTAGGTGGAAAGATCGGTGGCTACTGGGATACCCTGTACAACGAATACCAGATGGTCAAGAAGTACAAGGAAGCGTGGAAGGTTGCACCTTTCCCTCCGACATTCATGACTGTTGACGCTGTTGTTATTCAATCTGGGCACATTCTGCTTGTCAAACGTGGCGATATGCCTGGTAAAGGTCTTTGGGCACTACCTGGTGGTTTCCTTAATCAAGACGAAACAATGCTTGATGGTGCTATCCGTGAGCTCAAGGAAGAGACTAAGATCAAGGTCCCAGTGCCTGTTCTGAAAGGTTCTATCAAGGAGTCTAAGACTTTTGACGCACCGAACCGTTCGTCACGGGGCAGAACTATCACTCAAGCATTCTTTCTCGATCTTGGTGTTGGTGAACTACCGAAAGTGAAAGGTGCTGATGATGCTGAGAAAGCATTCTGGGTTCCTTTCAACAAAGTCAAACAAGAAAAGATGTTCGAGGATCACTTCCATATCATCGACAACTTTATCAATATTGGTTAATAGCCAATAGAAAGCCCAGTCCAGAGAGGACTGGCACAACATAACAATAGAGGAGTTCTATTATGAAAAACGTACTAAATCTAATCTCTGCTATCCTTCGTACCGACAGTTACAAGTTCTCACAGTGGGTGCAGTATCCAGCCGGCACGACTCATGTATCTTCGTACATTGAGTCTCGTGGTGGTGAAGATGAATCGGTCTTCTTTGGTCTTCAGGCTTTCATGAAAGACTACATGACGACTCCTATCACTATGAAGGATGTCGACCGTGCTGAAAAGATCGTGACTGCCCACGGCCTACCGTTCAACCGTGAGGGTTGGGAAGTTATCGTTAATGAATACGACGGTATGCTTCCTGTAGAGATTGAAGCTGTTCCTGAAGGCACGGTTATGCCTACTCACAACGTTCAGGTGCAGGTGGTAAACACCGATCCTCGGCTGTGGTGGCTGACTTCATACCTCGAGACTGCGCTTCTGCGTGGTGTCTGGTACCCTTCGACTGTGGCAACTAAGTCACGTAAGATGAAGAAGATCATCAAAGCAGCTCTCTTGAAAACGTCTGACGTTCCAGTAGAAGCTCAGATCAACTTCAAGTTGCATGACTTTGGTGCTCGTGGTGCTTCTTCGAGTGAGACTGCAGTACTTGGCGGTATGGCACACCTTGTGAACTTCATGGGAACTGACACCGCTGAAGCTCTTGTTGGTGTTATGGAATACTACAACACCGATGAGGTTGTAGGCTTCTCGATCCCTGCTTCTGAACACTCAACTATCACATCTTGGGGTCGAGAAGACGAAGTAAAAGCTTACGACAACATGATCAATCAGTTCGCAGGTGAAGGTAAACTATACGCATGTGTATCTGACAGCTTCGACATCTACAAAGCGGTGGCTGATCTTTGGGGTACTTCTCTCAAAGATAAGATCATTGCTTCGGGTGGCACCTTGGTGGTACGCCCAGACTCTGGTGATCCTGAGACTGTTCCAGTTGAAGTCATCGAGATCTTGATGGAGAAGTTTGGTTATACCGTGAACAGCAAAGGCTTTAAGGTTCTTCCTCCGTACATCCGAGTCATTCAGGGTGATGGTATTAACGAGAAATCGTTGCCCATTATTCTGGAAAACATGATCGCGAAAAACATCTCTGCCGACAACATTGCGTTTGGTATGGGTGGTGGTCTTCTGCAGGCTTGGAACCGCGATTCTTTGAAGTATGCTATGAAGGCTTCGGCAATCAAAGGCGCCGATGGTGAGTGGAGAGGATTCTCAAAAGACCCGGTTACTGACCGCGGCAAGCGTTCGAAAGAAGGCCGTCTTGCTTTGGTTAAAGAAGCTGGCTTTGGTGTAAATCCTTTCATTCGCACGGTGCCAGAAGACTACGTCTGGGAGTTCGCTGCAAAGAACTTGCTTCGTAAAGTGTACCACAATGGTACTATTTTGATTGAAGACGACTTTGCTGCTATTCGCGAACGTGCAAAGGAAGGTGTGTAATGCTTGATACTCGCTCGAAAGAATACGTAGAATGGATGGCTGCAGTATGGAAGGCTAACGACCTTCGTAACCAGTTGAACAAACAACTCGAAGTTTGTGAACGGCTGAAACTAAATTGAGGTGGGGCTTCGGCCCCACTTCTTCTCAAAGGAATATAAGATGGGTAATATTTGGCTAATCAGTGACACACACTTTGGTCACGCAAATATCTTGAACTTTATCGACTCTCGTACTGGATTAAAAGTTCGTCCAGGATTTGCAAACGTTGATGAAATGGACGAGTGCATGGTTGATAACTGGAACTCTGTCGTAAAGAATGGTGATAAGGTTTATCACCTAGGTGACGTAACATTTGGTGACAAAGATCGCTTTGCGAAGATGTGGCCAAAGCTCAACGGTAGCAAGCGTTTGATTGTTGGCAATCACGACGATATCCGCTATCTATCGTCCGGTGGCTTCTTTAAAGAGGTTTACCTCGAGCGTAAGTTCCGTGATGAGAAGCTTCACTTCTCGCACATTCCGCTTCATCCTTCGCAGCATGAAGTTGGCATGCCGGGAAGCAAGAATTTCTTTTGCAACATCCATGGACATATTCATGGCAACCCGACACCTGTAGGTCGCTACATCAACGTCTCGGTAGAAGTGATCAACTACACACCTATTGCGTTCGAAGACATTCAGGTGAAAGCAAAAGAATTGCTGAAAATTTTTGCGGATTAAGCAAAATAGTGGTTGACATTCCCACAGGATAGATTATATCTATATTGTAAGTAATTAATGAAATGCTCTCAGAAGTAAAGTGAGGAAAAATGGACTGGATTATGTACACTGTAGGTGTTGTGGCCCATATCTGGGCTCCGCTTACTATTGTGGGTCTCATCTCGTTTTTGAATAGAACGTCAGTAAAAATGGGGTTGACAAAAGTTCAAATCAGTGGTAGATTCTATATTCCGTGGATTGGCGTTCTAGCCTTCTGGATGTGGTACTTTTTTGGATAAGGAAATAAAATAATGGCTATCTATGCAATGTTGGGTATGGCTGCTGTTGCAGCTATCTTTGCTGCTGGTGCTACATGGATTGTACGCAACGTCAGCTTTAAACCTATGAAACCTCGGTACGAGTATAAGATTGACGAGGCTGGTAATGAGTATGTTCAGGATAACTCTGTAACTTCTAAGGATGAACCCGATGCAAAAGCCTGATCGATACGACTATAAGACTCTTGACGAATATAAAGCTGCTCTTAAACAATATGAAATTGATGTAAGGAAATTTAAAATGAATGCTATCGTTGGTGGTACTTTTGCTACTCTTATCGGTCTTACCGCTCTCACTGTTATCGGCGGATCGTGGTATACCGTTGGTGAAGGTTACCGTGGTGTAACTCTTCGTAACGGAGCTGTTGTTGGTACTGCTGAGCCTGGTCTTGGCTTTAAGATGCCGATTATTGACTCTGTGGTTGATATTAGCGTTCAATCACAAGCTCAGCTTTATGAGAACATCCTTGCATACTCGCGTGACCAACAAACTGCTGGTCTGAGCCTCTCTGTTAACTACCGCTTCCCTGCTGATCAAGTCGAGACGATCTATCGTGAATACGGTGGTGAAGCTGGTGTTATCTCGCGTCTGCTCGATCGTCAGGTGCTTGAAGAAGTAAAGAACATTTTCGGTAAGTTCAACGCATCTACTGCTATTCAAGAGCGTGAACGTCTTGCTGCTGAAGTGCAGATGGCTATTCAAAAAGCAGTGGTTGGACCGATCATTGTTGAGTCGGTGCAGATCGAAAACATTGACTTCTCCGATGCGTATGAAAACTCGATCGAAGCTCGTATGCTCGCGGAAGTCGAAGTTCAGAAGGTTCGTCAGAACGCAGAACGTGAAAAGGTTACCGCTGAGATCACCGTAATCCAGGCACAAGCAGAAGCTGATGCGCAACTTGCTCGAGCTACTGCAGAAGCAGAAGCCACTCGTATCCGTGGTGAAGCAGAAGCATCGGCCATTAAGGCAAAAGCAGAAGCATTGAAAGACAATGCTGGTCTGATTGCGCTAACACAAGCTGAAAAGTGGAATGGACAGCTGCCTACCACAATGATCCCTGGTTCGACGGTTCCTTTCATGGATGTAGCAACTAAACCTGCTCAGTAATTGATAAAAAAAGTGAAAAAAAAGAGCGCTTCGGCGCTCTTTTTTTGTTGACATTCGTTTTGATATGTGTTAAAGATGATCTCCTAGCAACGGAGAATACCAAATGTCTGCACTCTTCAAAAAATCCACTAAAACCCTTGGCTACCGCACTCACATCAGTCTCAATCAACAAACCCTCAAAAACATCCTCGACAAATACGATATTACTCTTAAAACGATTGCAACTCACCCCGATCACATCTACGGCACTCTCTTCCAAAAACAACAACTCGACTACAAACTCTATTCCGCCGTCTTCGAAATCTACATCAACGAAAATCCTAACTATTATCTCTCCCCCAACTACCCCTCTAACGATATGCCCTTCAACCCATACGTTTCCGATAGAAATCAAAAACTTAAACTTCAACTCCTCGAAGTTTGGAATTCCATCCGCAACGAATATCTCGAAAAAAAGTGAAAAAAGAGCGCTTGGCGCTCTTTTTTTGTTGACATTACCAGAATAACTATATAGAACATAACTATAGGCAACGAAAGGTAAGACAATGAAAAACCTCATGATCGTTCTGAATGTTGTGATTGTTTGCTACGCAGTTAACCTGCTTGCAGACTATAATCCTATGGCAGCTGCCATCAATCGTGTTGTTCTTGAAGTTGTTACCGGTTTGATCTAATGAATGTACTTGAACACCTGAAATCTCGTCACTTTGACTCAGCAGTACACACTGTCTGGGTTGACGATGATGAAGGTGTTGCAACCTATCCTTTGTGGAACCTGACTGGCCAGATGGTTGGTTATCAACAATATAATTACAAAAAAGATAAAAAGAGGGACAATCATCCTCGCGATTCTCGATACTTCACATGGCGCAAAGATAAAGTTGTTGGCGCATGGGGTCTTGAGTCGTGGAAATTTTCGAATACCTTGTTTGTAACTGAAGGAGTCTTTGATGCATGCAGACTTACCTCTCGCGGTTTTAGCGCTGTCGCTCTTCTTTCTAACGATATTGATTCTTCTACGAGAGAATGGCTTTACATGGTTAAAAGCAACCGGTTTGTCGTTGCTGTATGTGATAACGATGTTGCTGGCCGCAAGCTTGCTAAATGTGGTCATGTTGCCCATGTGATGGAAGATGGTAAAGACATGGGCGAAGCTTCTGATGAATACGTAACTAACTTTTTGAAGGAATACAAATGAAAACCGTACTGACTAGCGAAACTCTCTACAAACTTGATTCCAAAGGTAAGACTCGTGTCTGGCATGCTGAGACAGGAACCGATGGAACTCGTTGGGGATTGCGCTCCATCGCTGGCCTTGAAGATGGCAAAAAGGTAACATCTGAATGGACCTTTGTTGAGCAGAAGAATGTTGGTCGCTCCAATGAGACTTCTCTTGAAGAGCAAGCAGCTTCAGAAATGGCTTCTGAAGTGCAGAAGAAGAAAGATCGCGGGTACTTCACTGACATGAAGAATATTGATACCTTCGACAAGTTTAAACCGATGCTTGCTGAGAAGTTCGAAGATGTGACGCTTGACTGGAAGAGTGGTTACGTCTATAGCCAGCCAAAGCTCGATGGTATTCGTTGTATTGCTCGTAAAGACGGTCTTTGGACTCGCTCTGGAAAAGAGATTCCTGCCGTTCCTCATATCTGGGAATCACTGAAAGAATTCTTTTCAAAGCATCCTGATATGATTCTTGATGGTGAACTCTATAACCATGAGCTGAAAGACGACTTCAATAGCATTACTTCAATGGTTCGTAAGACGAAGCCAAAGCCAGAAGATCTGGTGAAATCAAAAGAACTTGTACAATATCACGTGTACGACGTGTTTGTTCCTTCTGAACCCGACCTGCCTTTCCGTAAGCGCGAGTTGCTTCGGTACGCCGCATCAAATGAGTTTGTGAAGATCGTTCCCACAATGCAAGTGAATGATCCGAGCTCAATCGATTCGCTGTACGAAGGTTATCTTGAACATGGCTATGAAGGCCAAATGATTCGAGTCGATGGGAAGTACGAGAACAAGCGTACAAAGAACCTACTGAAGCGCAAAGAGTTTCTGACAGATGAGTTCGAAGTTGTTGAGATGCTTGAAGGTCAAGGTAACTGGCAAGGTTGCACTAAGCATTTCGTGCTTCAGCTGACTGCTGAGAAGACTTTCCAGGCTGGTGTTCGTGGCGATATGGACACTCTTAGAGGGATGTGGGATAAACAACAGAAGCCTGACTGGGTCACTCTGCGCTACTTCACGCCTACTCCTGATGGCGTTCCGCGTTTCCCTGTTGTAATCGACTGGGGTAAAGGTAAGAGGGAGGATTAATGATGGATGGCTTTTCACTTTTTGTGATTATTTTAGCTGCCGGCATCATTTTTGTTGCATTTAGGGGTTGACATTTGTTGTAGGATTGCTTATATCTAACTAGTAAGGCGACGAAAGGAACACAAGATGATCGTGACTATAGTCCTCGTAGCTGTTTCAGTTATTATCGGTGTTGTAGGTGGTGGTATAACTCTTATCGCTATCTTGAAAGACATTGGGTAAAATGATGAAAGAGAAAATCGAAGACCTGATCTTCCTCGCCAAAGAAGTGATCATGTATTCGCTCTGCTTCGCCGCATTCGGAATGATCCTCTTCGCGCCTTACATCTTCCCTGCTGCTTTTGGAGGTTAATATGAAAACGTATCGTGTCTGGGGTGAATATGGTCCTGTTGTGTATATGGCCATCGAATACACCGTTCAAGCAGAGTCGCGTGAAGCAGCTCGTGCAGAAGCCATTAAGCTGTTGAAGGCCTCAGACTATTGGGATCGTATCGGAGAACGCAATGTCTATGTGGAGGAAGTGCGATGACTGATCGTGTATGGGAAGATGATCGTAGCTTTGATGTTTCTGGCGGTGGTCGTTCGGTAGAAGTCTATGTGTTTGCTGGCAAGGATGTAATGATCACGGCTACGGAAGACGCCGGTTGGGACAGCCAGCTAGTAAGCTTCACTATGACTGCCGAAGAAGCAACTATGCTGAAAGAATTCCTAATCCGCAAAGGATACTGAAATGGACGAAGAATTCTATCGCTGGATCCACGAAACCCTGTCCTCGGAGAGTGATGCTCGTGACGAAGGCTATCGTGCGTACCAGGACGGTCTGAGCCGAGACGACAATCCGTTCAACAACAACGACGAATGGGAACTTCACTTGGCTTGGGAAGAAGGCCGTAGTTCTGCAGCATGGGATGACTGAGATGACTGTCTGGATCGTAATGCGGTTCAAAGGTAATGGCTACGCTGTTGACGAAGTGTTCGACAACGAAGCCGCTGCACTCGCTCATAAAGAAGCTTTGACTCGCAAGTGGGCATTGACTGAGATCGTTCAAAAAGAGGTGAAGTCGCTATGACTGAGTTCCGTATCAAAACTCTTCGTTGTGAATGGCAAGTTGTTATTCAGCAGGTCGATCAATATGGTCGCTGGGCCGACGGTCGAGTTGTTCTTGCTAGTTGGCCCACTTATGAAGAAGCATATGCAGATCTGCCAAATCATGGATACGAGCACGAGTATGTGAAAGGCCGTTGGATTCCTAACGATGCTATTTCTGCCTATGAATATCTCGAAGTTCAATATCGTGAAGTGGAGATTTAATAGATGATCCTTGTAATTAGACACACTCAGGAAAGAACTGAACACGATGAACGTGGAAACGTGATTGCTGAGGCTGGTGAAGTCTATGTATCGCACGGCATCGATCTTGATACTGATAAATGTATACCACTGCCGTGGGAAAAGTGGTCAAACTTTTGGCGCAATTGCGTAAACTATGAAGGAGAGTGGTATTTAAAATGATCAGCGGCATCAATCCTTACACTATCTCGTCTATTCGTATGAAAAAATTTCTACGTATTGGACCGCACCCATCTTGGACTAAGGTCATGTGCAAACGAAACCCAATTCGTGGTGTGCTTGGTTTTTATTCCTCTAACATGTTCGATGGTTATTACCCTCCACAAGTTTTCATTTATGGATCTGATGGTCATGTGGTGAAACAAATCACTTGTCGATCTACTGATCACGCAAAAGAATTGTGCAATCAATTGAATGCTGAGCTCGCCAAATGGGTTCAAAGCCCGCGAAAGAACAAGTATGAAACTATCTGATGATATCGCGAAAATGACTGCTGCTATGGAAAATGACGGCAGTCAACCAACGCGACAAGAAGTCTACACTATATTGCTTCGAGTGATGATCGAACTTCGTCGCCAAGATCACGAAATCAAAGTACTAAAGGATAAACTCAATGATTGATCTGACTGTTAACTACATCCTCCCAAACATCGCTCTCTTCGGAGGCATTTACCTTCTCTCGAAAGGTCTTGAGAAGCTGACATGGAATTTTATTTTGTGGTATAACGAAAATTACTAGTTGACATTTGCGAGTAGATTGTTTATATCTAACTAGTAACAAAGAGGTGTGCTATGCACTACAAGTTCCCTGAAATCCGTACGATCAATGACGTCCTTCCGGCTATCGCTGGTCGAGACGAGTTTGTTGTTGCCGAGCGTGACTTTGGCACTGTAATCAACTACCTTGTCTCTATGCCAGATACTTTCCGTATGGAAGGGCCTAACGATGTGATGGGTGCCATTCGCCGTGAGTGTCGTGGTCTGATCTTCGATACCGAAGGTAACATCATGTCTCGTCCGTATCACAAGTTTTTCAACGTGAACGAGCGTGAAGAGACTCAGGTGCACAAAATTGATCTGAGTGCGCCGCATGTTATTATGGAAAAACTCGATGGTAGCATGATTCGTCCGTTACTAGTTGACGGGCATTTGCGACTTGCTACCAAGATGGGGGTAACTGAAGTTGCTATGAATGCAGAAGTTTGGCTTGCTACTCAGGACCCTTGGAAAAAAGAGTGGCTGCTGGATAATGTATTGAGTGGCACTACTCCGCTTTTTGAATGGACCAGCCGTAAGAACCAAATTGTCATCGACTATGCTGTTGACGATCTTGTGTACCTAGGTAGTCGCAAGAACGAAACCGGTGAGTACTTCTTTGAAGATATGGCTCCGTTCACCCAAGTTCCTCGTTACGGTAGCGTATCAGGAAACCTTTCGGACTACATTGCTCGTGCTCGCGAACAGGAAGGTCGTGAAGGTGATATCATCCGTTTTGCTGATGGTCACATGTTGAAGGTCAAGAACGATTGGTATGTGCGTATCCACAAGACCAAGGACATCGTGGCGGTTGATCGTAACATCGTTGAGCTTGTTCTGAACGAGACGATCGACGACACTCGGGCTATGCTCGATCCGTCGGACTTGGTTCGTGTTGATGGAGTCGAGGCTTCTTTCTGGGAAGCTTTCGAGAACGCTGCAGGTCGACTCGAAGGTCTCGAGATGTTGGCTCGTACGATCTATGGTGCTGACAAGAAGCGGATTGCGCTTGACATGGTGCCGAACCTGTTCAACAAAGCCGATGGTGGTTTCATCTTCCGCTTGATCGATGGTCATTCGTGTCGTGATCTGCTGCTCGACTACTGCAAGAAGAACATCGGTTCGACTCCGAAGTATGAAGCTCTAATGGAATGGATGAAAGCATGACAACTGATATCCTCGAAGACTTTATGGCCTTCACTTATCTCTATAGATATTGTAGGCCAAAAGAATCGGACTTCTTCGTGTATGAAGTTGATTCAGGTTCACCTACTGACTACAACATAGTGTTGACTGCAGCAAAGTTTAAAGATGACGAAGTGCAAGGTGATGCTGCGCAACTCATTGTTGCAAAAGAGTGGGTGCTTGAAAACTTGAGCAAAATCATGGATAAGGTAGTTGCATGATCGACGAAAAAAATTATGAAGTGATGAATGGTCTCTGGGCTGGATCAAAAATCGGAGATATGCGAAGAGAACGAGCTTCTCTTATGAAGAAGCTTATTCGTGACAACGATGTTTCAGTAAAACCCAGAATTCGTGAACTTACTTTTGAAATGCAAACTTATCTTTCGCATAGGAAACAAGATGTGTAATGGTAAAGGCTGGGATATCGCGTTTTATCCCGATGACGAAATCACAGTTGAGCAACATTTTTGTCGAGTGTTAGATGATTGCGGTCATGCCGACAACACACTCGAAGAAGCTGCAGATCAAGTAGCAGATGAATACAAGCGAATTCGTGACTGGTACAAGAAAGAATGTGTTGATGGTTATACAGTAACTAAGGTAACCTTTATGGATACTCAGTACTGGGCATGGAAGAATCGTACACATCCAAGCTACTTGTGGTATAAGAACGAATGATAAATAGTAAGCACAATATTATGGAGGTTCCATGCGCTTACTTTATCTTCTTGCCCTTTTACCATCAATCGCCTTTGCAAATCCTATCGATGAGAACTGTTCTCAGCATGTGATCTTTGGCGCTCCTGTTTCGGCTATCGCTGAGAACACTCAGTATGTATGCCATACTAACTATGCAATACACTATCGATACGACACGAAGACTGCTGAATATGTAGTTGAACACCTTGATAATTTAGATATCACTGGTATCGCTAAGCGTAAAGACGACTTTAGACCAGACGATCAAATTCCAGATGAGCACTCAGCTACGCTTGAAGATTACTCAGGTGAACCATATGATCGTGGCCACTTGTCAGCTGGTGCAAATAACAAAGCAAATCCAGAAGTTATGAGTGAGAGCTTCTTTCTCTCGAACATGGTGCCACAGGTTCCAAATAACAATCGTGGTATCTGGCGAATCCTTGAGCTAAAGGTAAGAGACTGGGCTCTTGAGAATCGCGACCTGTATGTTGTCTCTGGTACGATCTATGAAGACGGGTATAAGACTATCGGTGATGGTAAGGTAGGTGTTCCTACGTACCTCTGGAAAGTCGTGTACGATGGTGCAACAAAATCAACAGTTGCGTACGTACTACCAAACGTTGAGCTCCCAGTCAAAGACTTACCAAACTACATCACTACAGTCGATCGTGTTGAAGAGCTCACTGGACTCAATATCTTTCCGCAGTTAGATGAAGCTACTGAAGCTGTTGTAAATTATGATAACTGGACGAATATTAAGGGTTGACATTTCTCTTTCCGTGGTATAGATTGTAACCATGGAAGGAGACTACATCATGAAACGAGGCGAACTCCTCAGCAAAATGCTTCTGATTGCCACGAACGCGCATCACGGTCAGTTCGATCGCGGCGGTAATCCTTACATCCTGCATCCGATGAAGGTGATGCACTACATTAAGTCAGAAGACGAAGAGCTTCAGTGCATCGCTCTTGGGCATGATGTGATTGAAGACACTGATGTCACGTACAAAGACTTGAAAGATGCCGGCATGACCGATCGCATCATCAATGGTATTCGTGCACTGACAAAGGTTCCAGGACAAACTTACGACGAATACAAAGAAGGTGTGTTCTCAAACGTCGATGCGATGAAAGTCAAGTTGGCTGATCTTCGTCACAACACTGATGTTCGTCGGCTCAAAGGAGTCACTGAGAAAGACATCGCTCGCATGGAAAAGTACCATCGGTTTTATCTCGAGATCACTTTCAAACTTAAGGAAACTGAAAAATGAAAACGTTATACGCTTACATTCTCGCCTTTGGCGCAATGACAGGTATCTGTTTTGTGCTATTCAGTGGTTTAGCAATTTTCTTTCCATTACTCGGAGCGTTTATTGCTTGGGACTTAGCACCTCTGGCGTTTGACTGGTCCACAACGTTAACGTGGATGCGGATTATCTTTGTTGCTTCAGCATTTATGGGTGTGATGTTTGCGTGCTCTAAAGACGGTCAATCTATGGCGAAAGATATCTTAAATGGTTAAGACTCGTATCATCGGCGATATTCATGGCGAGTGGGAGCTTTATCATCAAACCGCAATGGATGCAATCAACTTTGGCGGATGTGAACGTACTATTCAAGTCGGTGACTTTGGTGTAGGCTTTGCCGGTCCTTACTGGCATGACCGCGCTGATGAGTTTCATTGGGATGGTACTCATCGCTTCATTCGTGGCAATCACGATGATCCTGCTCGCTGTGCAAAAATGGCAGGCTGGATCAAAGATGGCTTTATTGAGAACGATGTGATGTTCATCGGTGGTGCTTGGTCGATCGATCATGCATTTCGTACTGAAGGTGTATCTTGGTGGGCTGATGAAGAGCTCTCGATGGAAGAGCTTTATCGCATGATCGACATTTATGCACAAATCAAACCTCGTGTTATGATCACCCATGATTGTCCGCAAGAAATCAGCACTGCGATGTTCATTCAGACTGGGCTTGCTTTGTTCAAAGGAAATGCGAAGACTGTTCCTACACGGACAGCGATGGCGTTCAGCACTATGCTCAACATCCATCAACCAGATGAGTGGTATTTTGGACATTGGCACAACACGATGCAATACAAGCATGGTCGTACAATGTTTCATTGCCTTGGTATTCATGATTATGTGGATGTAGAACTATGACGATTATTCTTGCACTTGCACACGCGTTTAGCACTAACAAGAACTTCAATCCAACGTTTTTGTATTTTGCAACTTTTATAGTTGACTTGAACATTTTTGCCGCAGGCCTTCATGTGGTGTTCTCATGAATAGTCCATTTTTAGAGTGTGAAGCATTTCAATCAGAACATGGAACCGGTTGGGGTGTTAGATCCATGTACTGGAATATTCCAGCGCAGAACGAAGGCGTAGCGAATAGAATTGCAGAGTTGATTCAACTCGCATATAAAACCGGTCGAGAAGACTTGCAAGATGAAATGAAGAAGGCATTAGGACTATGACGTACACTCCTGACAACTGGGTCGTTATTAAATTTAAAGGCGACGATCCGCACTATCGTATTCTTGCAGGCTGGTCAGGTGGATATACCACAGGTGACTCTTGGCGAATGAATAGTGGTATTACTCGAGTCGAAGAAACTGAACATGCGTTTATGTTTTATGGCTCGAGTGGATCTTGCTATGAATGCCGAAAGACTGGATACTGTCTTCGTATGAACAATGCTCATGTGTGGTCACAACTAGAAAAGCGCAACGGCGATAATGTAGAGATAATGCCAGAAGGTACTGACTGGCTTAATATGGATTGGATTATAAAATGAAAGCTTATATCGGACCTTATCGCAATCGAATCTCTGTACCGCTCCAACTGCAAGATTGGTATTTTGCAAAGCGCTTCGGTAAGTTCAATTACGACTATAGCGAGGCAGACTACACTTGGTATGATCGTGTAGTTGAGAAAGTCACTGACGCTATGATGGATGTTCTGAACAAAACCATCAATAAACACCTTGACAAAAACGAACGTATAATCAAGATTCATATTGATGACTACGACGTTTGGGGTGCGGATCATACTATTGCTCTGGTTGTACATCCTATTCTTCTTAAACTGAAATCGAAGAAGCATGGATCGCCTCACGTTGATGATGAGGACGTTCCTGAACATCTTCGTAGTACTGCTGCACCTCCGAAAGAGAACGAGTGGGACACTGACGACAACTTGCATGCTCGTTGGGACTGGGTCATAGATGAAATGATCTGGGCATTTGAGCAGTGCGCCAAGGATGATAAGGGTGATGAGCAATTCTACTCTGGTGAAGTAGATTGGAAGTTTGATAAGGAAGAAGATAGCGAACTCTATCAGATGGGCAAGGGCCCAAAACATACCTTCACGGTTGATAGGGAAGCTAAGAAAGCACACTACGATCGTATCCAAAACGGTCTTCGTCTCTTCGCAAAATATTACTTTGCATTGTGGGATTAATATGTCGGCTATCATAAACACACATGGTTTCGAAGAGGAAGAAAACGAACACGATGTTGTAGATAAAGTCTACGCAGAACTTAAACCTATGATCAATCCAAGTCCAATGGTTCGGTTCTTACGCAATCGTGCAGGGGAGGAACACAAGTTTAAATGTATGGATTCTATTGATTGGAAAATCGCAGACTATATCGAAGAACTTGAAAATAAACTGTTGACATTTGACATAGGTTAGTATAACATGAAATGGAAGACAGAAACCAATCCACGCTCTGGTGAACAGCATATTGCAGAATACTTTGCAGTTACTCCTACCGCGCTTGATGATGGTTACACAGTCTGGCTACAAAAATACTACGTGATCGAAACATGGGACGACGGCACAACTGGTGTCGGTTTTGGTCATTGGAAAACAACCCAAACTAGTTCTACTCACCCTCATAGACCTAATACAGGATCACCTACACGATGACTCCAACTCTCTACTGCCTGATGCGGGAAGACCTGCAAGATTTGAATCCGGGTAAAGCAATGGCTCAAGCCATGCATGCTCAAGCTGACTTCGACCAATGGGTCGAAGATCATCCTGACAACGAATACATGCCTTACATCGTACAATGGAAAGAAGATCGTTCGTTCGGTCGTACTCTTGTTCTCGAGTCAACACTCGAGCAAATTGCCAACATCACTTCAATTACCCTTGGTACTCATCACCCTGCTGGTGTTACTGTTGATCCAACGTACCCATGGCGCAACTTTTATGGTAAGGTGTTCCTGACTTCAGAAGCCACCTGCGGGTGGGCGTTCGCGTGTGATCTGACTCCTCCGGAAATGCTGGAAGAACTCCGCAAACTTTCTTTGCATCGGTGAAAATAACTATTGACATTAGTTTTGCAACGTGATAAGCTATTCATATAGCAAGGAGCTCAACATGAAATATCTCGTTCTTATCTCGGTCGCACTCTTGTCGGCTTGTGCAGATCCTGAACTTCAAGCACATCTTGAAGCTGAAGCAGATTTTGCTCGACATCAGTATCATGTCCAGCAAGCAATCGAACACGGATACGATCCCGAGTATGTCGATGACTGCTACTATTACGAAGAAGAACTTCAGTGTGAATTCGAATAATAGTTGTTGACATATGTTTACACTTAGTGTAGACTATATCTATGAACAAGGTGAACAACATGAGATTTTACAAAGTCGGCGGCTATGTCCGTGATTACCTGATGGGCGTTAGCTCGCAAGATGTTGACTGGGTTGTCACCGGTGCAACTGAGGCTGAGTTGATGGCGAACCCTCCGTTTTACATCAAGTCGTTTACCAAAGTCGGCGCTGAGTTTCCAGTCTATCTGAGTGATCAAGGCGATGAATGGGCTCTGGCTCGTCGTGAGAGTAAGTCTGGCAAAGGCTATCATGGTTTTGAAGTCGACTTTGGACCAGAGGTCACCATCGAAGAAGATCTGTCTCGTCGCGATCTGACGATCAACGCGATGGCGATAGAGTTCTTCGACGATGCTAAGACTCGTATCATGAATATTGTTGATCCTTTCAATGGTCAAAAAGATATGAACAACAAAGTGCTGCGACATACTTCTGATGCTTTCGCTGATGATCCTGTTCGGGTTCTGCGGCTGGCTCGCTTTCGGGCTCGTTTTGGACCTGACTGGACTATTGCACCGGAGACGGTTGCTCTGGTTTCCTCGATGGCAAAGCGTGGTGTTCTGAACGAGCTGACAGCTGAGCGTGTTTGGAAAGAACTGAGCCGAGCTCTGATGGAAGATCATGCTCGTCTGTTTTTCGACACTCTGCTGGAGTGTGATGCACTGCATGTTTTGTTCCCTGAGGTCTATCGGCTGAAGACGGCTCTCGAGGCTCGGCGGTGGCACCCTGAAGGTGATGCTTACGAGCACACCATGCTGGTTCTGACTCAAGCCGTTGAGAGCAACTTTGATCTAGAGACTCGACTGGCATGCCTGGTACACGACTTCGGCAAGGGTATGACTCCTCGTGATCAACTGCCTAAGCACTATGGGCACGAAGTCACTGGTGTTGCAGTTGCTCGTGACTTCTGTAGCCGTCTGACTGTTCCTGCAAAAATGCGGGATCGAGTGATGAAGACGACTCGGTTCCACATGCATATGCACAAGCTGGACACTCTGAACCCGAAAACTTGGGTTCAGATGTTCGAGGATATGGATGCTTTCCGCGATCCTGAGGTTGTGTTGCTGCTGTGGGCTGTCGGTGTTTGTGATGAGAATGGCCGACTGGGTTCTGAGGATGCTCCAACCGAGCATCTGATGAAAGTACGGTGGGTCTTTGATCGTGTTCGTGCTGTTAAGTTTGCAGATGTATTTCCAAACGGTGAGAAGAACACTACAAAGATCAAAGAAGGTATGTTTAAGGCACGTGTTCAGGCAGTTAAGTCTGCCTGAACTTTAACAAATATAGGTATCAAATGAGTGATAATGAATATGTAGTCGTAACGACAATTTCAACGTTTCGTCATCGATATGTTATGCCGAAAGATAAACTACAGGAACTCAACACTGAAGCTGTGGTAGATACTACTTGGGCTCTCGACTGCGTTACTTGTAATGAGGTAAAAGAATTTTCTCAATTACATGTTGGAGAAAATATCACTGATACGGTCACGATGAACGAACAAGAAGTTCTCGATCTTTTTGATGGTGACAACGATTACCTTTCTGGTTGGACCACTGAAAAGAAGCTCAAGTATATTCAAGATTGTTGGGAGAAACGTGTATGACTCAAGTAATTAAAGCGCCGCTTCCGGTTCCATCTGGAAAGTTTTCAGTCTTTCTTGGTGGATCGATTGATATGGGTGCGGCTGAGAATTGGCAAGATAGGCTGTCGAAAGATCTAGCAGATTACAATGATGATTTGATCCTCGTGAATCCTCGACGTGATGATTGGGATTCTTCTTGGATTCAAGACCCTACACCTGGCACTCAGTTTTATGAGCAAGTCGACTGGGAGCTTGAGCAGCAAGAAGATGCAAGCATGATCGTGTACTACTTTGCTGCAGATTCAAAGGCTCCTATTACTCTACTTGAGCTTGGTATCTTCGGACGAGGTCTAGGACCCGGACCGTTTAATGTAATTGTATGTTGCCCGAAAGAGTTCTACCGTTACGGTAACGTAAAGATGGTGTGTGATCGATACAGTATCAAGATGGTTGAATCGTACGATGATATGATTGAAGAGATGAGACGATCTATCGACGAAGAGATTTGATATATATTCTATAGTGGTTTCATTATGGAGTTGACATTTGACAAATCTTATTATAAGATATTTTTTAAGAGTAGGTACAGCGATGTCTGTACTACTGAATGTGATCCTTGGTGGATCAAGCAATCAGACACTGAGTGCTAGAAATTACGCTTTACAGAAAGCAGGAAAGCCAAATATTGTTTGGCTTCTTGATAAAGTATTTTTCTGGGATATCGATCATTGCATGACTAGTTGGTTATACTGGTTTTTGCGCAAAGACGTTCAATATGAAATGAAGGAGAAAGACCGTGGGTAAAAAAGGTGGTAAGTCGAAAGGCTTTATCTCGCAAGGCAAGCACAGCAACGTTGATCGTAAGATCGTGAACGCTATGCGTTCTGACTATCTACAATCGAGTGATCGCATTGCAAACCAGCTTCGTGCTTTGAAGCAGGGCAAAGACGTCGTCATGACGATTGCAAATCCTAATAAAGAACAGACTCATAAGCGCTTCATTAAAGTGAAGGTGTCTGGTCGTGAGTATGTTGCACGCCTGAAGGACTGGAATAAGTCTGCAAAGAAGGTAGATGGCGAATGATCGTCATCTACGGCGCTGATTGGTGCAAATGGTGCAAAGAGGCAAAGGCTCTAGCTGAAAGCCGTGATCTTCCATATGTGTGGAAGAACGTTGAAAATCTGGAAGTCTTTGACGAAATGAAAAGTAAAGTACCAGAAGGAACTACTAAGATTCCACAGATTTTCTGGCACGATCGCCATGTTGGCGGCTATGATGCGTTTATGAGCGAAATTGAAAACACCGCTGGAGGTTTTGGTGATGGAAAAATCTGACGTGCTCATCCTATTACGGAATGAAGTTGTCGATGTCGAGTTTGTAAAGAAGGATGGCACTACTCGTGTCATGACTTGTACTCTCAAGGAGGATTCTCTTCCTAAGCAAGTCGACCTTGAAGAAGTAGTTCAAAAGAAGACTCCGAATCCTGATGTAGTTGCAGTCTTTGATGTAATTAATCAGGGGTGGCGTTCTTTCCGTTGGGATAGTCTCAAGCGAGTGAATGGAGCAGTATTTGTCTAATTTCGCCAGAGGCGGAACTGAACTTATGGCGGATCGGATTAATTCCCTTCCGCCTGAGTTACTTTCGCAGTTTCAAATTATTCACTCTCGAGTACGTGAACTCGATCATTCGAAGCGTAAGGTGTTAGTGCTTCATGATCTACCAGGTGATCCTGAAGTTCAGCACCTAAAGAACGACGGATGGAAACGATTTGATAAGCTAGTGTTTGTAAGCCATTGGCAACAACAGATGTATAACGCTTATCTAGGTGTTCCGTTTGAAGCTGGTATCGTTCTACAAAATGCTATAAACCCTATTGAGAAGCATAGTAAGCCTCAAGATAAGGTAAGGCTAATGTACTTTTCGACTCCTCATCGAGGTCTCGAGCTTTTGTATCCAGTTTACAATAAGTTGTACAAAGAGTTTGGAGAACAA